AATTTATCAATTAATCAAATTAAAATATTAAATCCTGGATATGGGTTGAATTCAAATGATAATAGAATAATTACACTAAACAATGGAAATGGTTATAAAATATTAAATGCTTCAGTTGCTGGAACAAGCGTATTTACTATAACATTAACAATACAAACTCCAGTCACAGGATTTACAACTGCAAATCCTTTAGAAATTAATGTTGGAGATAAAATTACAATTGAAGGAATTGTAAACTCAAGTAGTATAGGAAATGGTTTTAATTGTAGTGACTATAAATATGATCCATTTATAGTCAGTTATGTAGATCCTGCATACGGATCTCAAGATGCAGCAATTGTCAGATATCAATTAAACAGTTATCCTGGAAGTTTTGATTCAAATTTATCATATTCTGCATTTGTAATTCCTTACAAAAATATACCTATAATTGAAACAATATTAAAGGAAAATGAGTTTTATAATGGAGAAGGTATATTGGATACTAATATTATTGATAATATTAAAAATGAGAAAATAACTAATTTGGTAAAGGTCAAAACTGGATTAGAATTTTCAGAAAATCAAATTATTATAGGGAAATCTTCATTATCTCAAGGAAAAATTTTAGAAATTGGTAATTTTAATTCTATATTTTTAACAGATTCTAGTGTAACTGAAGTTATTGGAGGAAAAGAAAATAGAGGATATTTATCTTCAAATATACAAAAACTTTCTGATAATGATTATTATCAGAAGTTTTCTTATTCACTAAAGAGTAAGATTCCATTTCAAAATTGGAATTCTTCAATATCAAATTTATCTCATATTTCTGGATATAAAAAATTTAGTGATCTGATAGTTGAATCTTTACCAACTAACAAAATAGAACTAAACAAATATTCAACATCAAATATTAATGTAATTTTAACTTCATATGCTAATGTAAATTCTATTCATGATTTAGATTTAGTCACTGAAGAGGATATAGATTCCTCAAATGAAGCTTATTCTCAATATTTAAAATTCAACAGTTTGAGGTTAGGGCAAAGTTTAAAGTCTACCAATAATAGAGTTTTGTCTATAGATGATATTTCAACTTTATTCACTACAGAAAAAATTACACCAAAATTATTAATAGATACTATTCAAAGTAAAGATACAAATGTATTAAAATATGAATTTTTATTATCATCTACTAAATCATTTTTAGGTTCATTTGAATATCCTGAGTATTTTGAAGTTTTTATAACCAGAGATTTGGATGATTTGAATTTAGTTTCATATTCATATTTTTATGATTTTGAAACTTTAGGCAGAAAGTCAATTTTTGGAGAATTTACTGTGGAATTAAATCCAAATGATAGTAATAATATGCTATTATATTTTAGTCCCACAAATCCATATAATAAAATTGATATTAAAGCATTTAAAGAAACAGCACCTTCTCAAGTTGGAATTGCAACAACATCAATTGGATACACAAGGACAGTTGAACTTACACAACAATTTCCTGCAACATTAACTCCAACTCCTCAAGTATTTTATACTATACCAATTTCAGAATGCAATTCTGGCCAGTTAATTGTAGGATTTTCTTCTTTGGCCAATGGGATTGAGGAGTATTTTGAGTCATCATTTGTAAATACAAGGACTGGAATTTTTTCTAACTTATACTCTGAAAGTTTAAATAAAGATCTTGGAGAAATTGGAATAAGTACTAATGGATCAAATATAGAATTAACATATACTGGAATATCAAATATACCTGTCACTCTTCAAGCAAATATTAAATTTTTAACAAATACTTATGCTGGATATAATTCCATTACAAAAACAGTATCTAAAATTTCAAGCTCAAGAGTAACTACATCTGGGACAACTTCTATTGGAATATCTACAATTTCTGGGGCATATGGGTCATCATCTTATATCATAGAAGTTCAAAAAACAATTGGAGTTACCACACAAAAATCATTAATCCAAATTAATTCTATACATTTTAATGATTATTTAAATAACATTACATATGACATAATTGGAGATGTTGAATATGAAGATCTATCATTTACATCAGATTATAATTTTGTAGGTAATCAATATGTTTTATATTTCAATCCAACTAATTCTGCAAATTATGATCTTAAAATATATCAAGCTAGTTTATTATCAGCAAATCAATAATAAATATTTAAAAAATGGCAACTAACGAAATAGGTTCTATATATACACCTTCATTATATGGAAGGAAATCATTCCCATTGCAACATAAGGGATTTCCAATATTTTATAAAGTATTTGATGGATCAAATTCTGGAACAGTAAATTTAACTTCAGATAAGATTTTTATAGAAAATCATTTTTTTAAGACTGGAGAACCTTTAAAGTATGATGTAGGTACAGGAACTTCAATTGGAATATCATCAAGTAGCCCAGGAGTAATTGGAGTTTCTACATATTTACCTTCTATAGTTTATCCAATAGTTTTAGATAAAGATAATATTAGGATTGCTTTAGCTTCATCTTTAGCAATAAGTAATCAATATGCTAACATGAATGCCTTGGGAATAGGAACACAACATTCATTGGAAACATTCAAGCAAAATTCAAAATGTTTATTAACAATTAATAATATTATACAATCTCCAATATCAATTGGTTCAACTGTCCAATTACTTTCATATACTTCCAGTAGTATTACAGTAAATAATTTAAATAATATAAAATTAGGAACAATTTTAAGAATTAATGGAGAAATTGTTAAAGTTGCTTCTATAGATTATACAACAAAGCAATTAAAAATATCTAGAGGAACAGGAGTATTGGGAACAGAAATTACTCCATTCACTTCAAATCTTATTGGAAGTAATATACAAGTTTTATCTGGTAACTATAATATAATAAAGGATATTTTATATTTTGATGACCCTCCACTAGAAGATAAAAAAATAACTTTTAAAGTTTTACTAGATGATATTATATTTGCAGATAGTAGTTTTAATTTTTTAACAAGTTCAGTTAAAACTGGAGATCAGGTTTTATTGCTTTGGGCAAATCCGCCAAAAGAAATTTTAACTCAAGGATATTATTACCTAATAAAAAATTCTACAAATAATTATAGTTTTGCTTCTAGTTTTTTCAATGCAATAAACAAAAATAAAATTTTATTTTCTGATATTTCTACAAATGAATTTGATATTAGTGATTTTCAAATCATTATCAATTTACCAACTTCAGAAAATGCTTTTACTGGAAGAGTATTTTTAAAATCCAATTATGATGGAAATTTAATTTTTGATGACATATCTGAACAATTTAATGGAATTTCTAGTTCATTTGAACTAAAAAATTCTGGAATTAGTACAGTTGGCATAAAAAGCGATAATGGAATAGTTTTAGTTAATAATATATTCCAGTATCCTGAGTATACTGAAGGATTTAGTTTTTCTGAGCAAAATAATAAAACAAATATAAATTTTGTTGGATTTGGAACAACAGGATTTTTAGGAAAATCATATGATATAAATGTAAAAGGATATCCTAGAGGTGGAATTATTGTATCATATGGAAATACTAGTGGAATTAGATATCAGCCACTAGTTGCTGCAGAAGGAATAGCAGTTATATCTGGATTAGGTACAGTGCAATCAGTAACTATAACAGGCAAAGGATCTGGATATAGATCTGGGATATCTACTTACTATGTAACATTTGAAGATGGTGATGGATATGGGTCAAATGCTCTTGGAATAGCAAATATTGGATTAGGATCTGTTACTAGCGTAACCATGTTAAATGGTGGTTCTGGATATTCTTCAGGAATTTCTACATATACTGCAAGATTTGATTCTCCGATTGGATATACAAATCTCCCTCTTACAGGATCTATATCTGGAATTGGAGCATCAGTTTCATTTGATATTGGAATATATGGAGAAGTTAAAAATTTAATTTTTACAAATTTTGGATATGGATATAAACAAGACGAAATTTTAACTCCTGTAGGAACAATAGGTGTTTCAACACAAACAAATGATGATAAATTATACATAACAATTAATGAAGTTTCAAAGGATACATTTTCATCTTGGAATGTTGGCATACTCCAAAAACTTGACGATTTAACAAGTCAAGTAAATGGAAAAAGAAAAACTTTTGTATTATCAGAAACTGTAGACAATATTTCAAGAAGAATTAGTTTAGATGCAGATTCTCAATATGAAATTGATTTACAATATAACTTATTGATTTTTATTAATGATATTTTACAAATTCCAGAAAAATCTTACACATTTAATAGAGGTTCTAAAATAACTTTTTCAGAAAGTATTCCATATGGAAGTACTTTGAAGATTTATTTTTATAAAGGTTATTACAACGATACTATTTCTTCTACTGATTTGTCTAGAATAAAAGAAGGAGATTCTTTAGTTTTAAATCAAGATATCTATGGATCCCCTCCAATAGAAGAAAAATCAAGAACAGTTAAAGAAATAATTAATTCAGATGTATTAAGAACTGAAGTTTACAATGATATTGGATTATCAGAAAGTTCATCCCAATTTAGATCTATAACATGGACTCCCCAGAAAATGGATTTAATTATAGATGGTATATATTTAACAAAAGGAAGATTTGAGCAAAGATCTGGAATTACTTCATTTTCCAAAATTGCAACATATGTTGGGGTATTTACTGGTATAAGTACAAACTTTATTGGAATGAGTACTACAAATCTTCTACTTGGAGACTATATAGAGGGTGATTATGTAGGTACTGGAGTTACTATTGTTTCAATAGGTTCTAGTGTAGTTGGAATTGGAACTACAAGATATTCAAGCTCTCCTGCAGGAACTTCTTCTACATCTTTATCATTATATAGAAAATTATAATAAATAAGATAAAATAGAAATTCAAATGGCAATAATTACTGACAAATTAAGATTATTAAATTCTTCAAATTTTATAAATGATGTTGCTAATGGCAATTATTATATGTTTGTAGGATTTCCAAATGCAACTTCGTATTATCCTAGTTGGGATTTTTCTAGACCAGATCCAATAGATAATTTTTACTATTTGAATTCATATAGAGATAATATTCTAGGAGTTAAAAAAATAACATCTACTGATGTAGTTAGAGTTATTCCTAAAATTGTTTGGAGTAATGGAAAAAAATATGAAATGTATAAACATGACTATAGTGTTTATAATACAACTCCAGTAACTGGTTCAACAAGATTGTATGATTCTCTATTTTATGTAATGAATAGTGAATATAGAGTTTATATTTGTATTAATAATGGTTCTACCCCATCAAATAATAATACTGGAGTAATTTCCACTCAAGAACCTTTACATACAGATTTAACTCCTAAGAAAGAAAGTGATGGATATATTTGGAAATATCTTTATACATTATTTCCAGCAGATGTATTGAAGTTTGATTCTACTAACTTCATAGCTGTTCCAAATAATTGGACAACTACTACAAATCAAGAAATTAGTAGAGTGAGAACAAATTCGGTTTCTGGAAAAATTGAAACTATATTAGTTGAATATCAAGGGCAATATAATTATTCAGGAACTCTAACAAATGTTCCAATTAGGGGTGATGGAACTGGAGGTCTTGCTAGTATTACATTTGATGACCAATCCAGACCAGTATCTGTTCAAGTTACTGATGGGGGGAGTGGATATACATTTGCAACATTAGACTTAGATTCAATATTAGCTCCAATAGGAGTAAATAAAGCAATATTTAATGTAATTATTCCTCCCCCAGGAGGTCATGGTGCAAATGTATATACTGAGTTGGGATCTTATAGAGTTCTTGTATATAGTAGAATAGAAAATGATTCAACAAATCCAGATTTTATTGTAGGAAATCAATTTTCAAGAGTTGGAATAATTAAAGATATTAGGCCAAATGGAGTATCTGATCAAAATTCTACAGTATTTTCAGAAAATTCTGGATCAGGAGTATATGCTCTTAAGCTTACCACAAGTACAGTAACTGAACCATTTGATTCAAAAATTACACAGGATAATACAAATGCAGTAGGAAATTTAGTGAGTTTTGATACAACTACAAAAGTTCTTAAATTTATACAACCAAGAACTAATTTTGTAGATTTATATTTGAATGGCGAAAATTATAATTTCGATTACAATTATGCAAATAGTATTAGTGGAATCCAAACATCAAATACATACAAATTAGAACAATTTAATTCCACAACAATTAAAATAGGATCAAATTCTTACTCTGTGGATAGTGGATTTAGTGGAAATAGTGTTGATATTGGTGCAGTAACTTATTACTTAGGGCAACAATTCTCAGGTGGTCTTTCGTCACCAGATATAAATATAAAGAGTGGTGAGATCATATACGTAGACAATAGGGAATCTGTAACTAGATCTTCACAACAAAGAGAAGATATCAAAATTATTTTAGAATTTTAGAAAATGCCACAAAGCACTAATTTAAACAAAAGTCCATATTATGATGATTTTAATGATTCGAAGAATTTTTATAAGGTTCTTTTTAAACCAGGAACAACTGTTCAGGTAAGAGAGCTAACAACTATTCAATCGATATTACAAAATCAAATTGAAAAACTAGGAAGTGCTTTTTTTAAAAAAGGCACTGTGGTTGTTCCTGGTGGATATGCATACGATTCATCCTACTATGCAATAGAAGTAGAAAATGTATATAAGGGAATAGATGTTGAAGATTATTTTGAATATCTAGTAGGAACAAATATAACTGGAAAAACATCAAGTGTAACTGCAAAAATAGAAAAAGTTCTTTCTAGAAAAGAATCTATTAGATCTGCTACTACATTTTATATTAAGTATCAATCATCTTCAACTGAAAATTTCACATCTAATAAATTTCAAGATGGGGAAGAATTGGCAGTTAATGCCAATATAAAATTAGAATCTTCTTCTATTGCTTCTGGAAGTGGGATTGCAAAAATATCATCTCCAATTGATAGATCTGCATTATCAATTGGATCAGCAGCTAAGATTGAAGACGGTATTTATTTCATTAGAGGATTTTTTGTTAATATTACAAAGGATGAAATAATTCTAGATCAATATACAAATACACCATCATATAGAGTTGGATTAAATATAAAAGAAGAAATTATTAATTCAAATCAAGATTCTTCTTTAAATGATAATGCTCAGGGATTTTCAAATTTTGCAGCACCTGGGGCAGATAGATTAAAAATTTCATTAACACTGACAAAAAAACTTTTAACTGATTTTAATGATGATAATTTTATTGAATTGTTTAGGGTTGATAATGGAATTTTAAAACAGATTAAAAATACTACAGATAGTTCATTTATTACTGATATTTTAGCAAGAAGAACTTTTGATGAATCTGGAAATTATTATACAAATGCATTTAAAGTTGAACTTTTAGAATCTTTAAATGATTATCTAGGAAATAACGGATTATATTATCAAGGCCAATCAGGATCAATTACTCCTTCAAAAGATACTGGTATTCTTAAAATATCCCCAGGAAAAGCTTATATTAAAGGATATGAAGTACCAACAAATATAGAATTATTAAGTTACCCTAAACCAAGAAAAACTAAACTCATATCAAACTCTTCATCTAGTTTTTATGCAGGAAATCTTTTAAGAGTTAATAATATAAAAAATGTACCTAGTATTGGATTAACTACTGATACATACATTCCACTCTATAATAAAAGACTAGTTGATGGAACAACTTCAGGCGAGCAAATTGGAGTAGCAAGAGTATATGATTTTTCATCATTTGTATCATCTTATCAAAATCCATCTAGTCAATTTGATTTAAGATTATTTGATATTCAAACATATACAAAAATAGTAACTGATTCTTCAATTTCTTCTATCAATAATGGAGATTATATTAAAGGAAATAATAGTGGATCTATAGGATATGTAAAAAGTTTTTCTGGAAAAACATTAACTTTATATCAAGTTTCAGGAAGCTTCAATCCTAATGAAAGTTTAATAGTTAATGGAATAGGATCATCCATTTCAATTGGAACTGTAACAAATTATTTAATTGATGACGTTAAGTCAATTTCAGTTAATAATGTATTTACTGCAGACACTCTTTTATCTAAGGAAGTTTCTATTACTGGACCATTTACATTAACTACAAATGGAAGTTCTGGAACTATTACATCAAATAATGGAAGTTCATTTGCATCAAACTTAAAAGTAGATGATATTGTTAAATATACTCAAATAGGATTTAGTTCATACGTATTTGCAGGAATTACTTCTGTATATTCTACTAAAAATAAAATTGATATTGTTGGAGTATCAACAGTATTAAATGTATGCACAGGAAATCTTGGAGTAAGTACATCTATACAAAATATTTTTACTATTAAACCACAGATTTTAGAATTACAAGACTCATCACTTTATTCAAATTTCAATAATAAAAATATTGCAAATGTAAATTTCTTAGATTCAAATATTTATGTAAAAGTTCCATATGGTGGAATTACAAAAACATCCACTACATTGACATTACCTAATTTATCAGGAACAAACTATACATATGCAACTTATAATTCAGAAAGATATATTGTTGTAAATGCAAATGGGACTTTAGAAAATTTAGACAATGCTTTATTAACTATAACAAATGGTGGAAAAAATGCACAATTTACAAATTTAAGTGCAACTTCAGGTCCTTGTAAAGTAATTACAACTCAAATTAAATCAAATGTAACTCAGAAATTAAAAAATTTAGTAAGATCTGAATTTATTACAATTTCAAAAACAAAATATAATCCCAGTAGAAATGTTGGATTAGCATATACTTCAATATACGGAACTAGGGTTGAAGATGATAATATTAGTTTGAATGTATCAGATATTTTGGAAGTTCATGGGGTATTTGAATCTTCAACCACATCAGATCCTATTTTACCTTGGATATCTTTAACTGGATTAAATAGTCCCAATTCAACAACTTCAGACCTTATAATTGGAGAACTTGTAATTGGTTCAAAATCTGGATCTGTAGCAATTTATACAAAATCCAAATCTTCATCTCAAATTTATTTGGTTAATAAAAATAAAAATTCATTTATTCTTGGAGAAACTGTTTCATTTCAAGAGAGTGGATATACTGCTATAGTATTAACCTCAGATAAGGGGGATATTAACATTTTAGATAATTATACTTTGGATAATGGACAAAGAAAACATTTTTATGATTTTGGTAGAATTACTAAAAATAATTCAAATAAAGATCCTGATGGAAGATTGACAATTGTATTTGATTATTTTAAATTCAATTCAAATGATTCAGGAGATTTAATATCTGCAAATAGTTACCCAAATAATTTAAAGGACAAGATTCCTCAATTTAATGGTATAAGAAATACTGATATTATAGATATTAGGCCAAAAGTTACAAATTATGATCCCAACTCAGCAATACTGAGTCCATTTGATTTTGTTTCTAGATATTTCTATACTGCAGAATATAATCCTACTCAAATTTTAGTTTCAGATGAAAACTTTATTTTTGATTATGATTTTTATTTGCCAAGAATTGATAGAATAACTTTATCTAAAGATGGAGTTTTTCAATTAATTTTAGGAACTCCAGATGAATTTCCAATAGATCCTACAATCTCAGATGAAGTTTTAGATGTAGCAAAAATTGTAGCAAGTCCTTATGTTTATGATGTTAAATCTGATGTAAAAATCATTTTAGCTGATCATAAAAGATATACTATGGCAGACTTAAAGGATATTGAGAATAGAGTTTCTAATTTAGAATATTATACATCACTTTCACTATTAGAAGCCTCAACTCAAAATCTTTTAGTCGAAGATCAATATGGATTTAATAGATTTAAATCTGGGTTTTTTGTAGATGAATTTAATGACTATTCAACTTCAAATATAAATGATCCTTCATATAATGCACTTGTAGAAAATAAAACTTTAAGTGCAACTAAACATGAAGAAAAAATAGATTTATCATTATTTTATAATGATAATTATTCATCAATTTCAAATATTTCAGTATCACAAACAACTTCAAATAATGTAAAAATTACTGGAAATCAAATTTCTCTAGATTACGTAGAAATTGAACAATTTAAACAACCATTTTCAAGTAAAGTTACAAATGTAAATCCATTTGCTTTTGTTAGTTATCAGGGTATTTTGGAATTAACTCCATCAATTGACACTTGGACTACAACTATTAATAATCAAACTAATATAGCAAGAGTTGAAAGAAGAGGTCAGAGTGATTTTAGTAGTACAACTATAGCAGATAATTACATAAGAAGTAGAAATATTGATTTTACTGCAGTAAGATTGATACCAAATACAAGATTCAAATTATTATTTGATGGAAGAACTTTAACAAAAACTCCACCAGCAATTGAATCATTTGCATTCCCTAAATTATTAGAAATTAAAAATGTAACTGGAACATTTGAAGTAGGAGAAACTGTTGATTCAATAGATTCTAATGGAAAGATATCTTGCACATTCAGAATCTGTAAACCAAATCATAAAGAAGGTCCTATAGATTCTCCAACTTTAGTTTTTACAAAAAATCCATATAACCCTACTGTAGGAATTTCAACTCAATATGGAAATCAATCAGATCTTCTCAATATAGATATTTTATCTCTTTCTAGAAATGATATAACTGGATATTGGGGAAATATTCAACAAGATAATACTTTAGTTGGTAAAACTAGTAAAGCTACTGCAAAAGTATCTGATGTAAAATTAATTACAAATGAAGAAGGTGTTTTAATTGGTAGTATTTGGATTAGTGGAGATGATAAGTTCAAAGTAGGAAGTAGCTCTGTAAATTTAAATTTATTCCAAACTTCACAAAAACTTCCAGGAGAAACTGCAGATAGTTCTGCATCTGCAATCTTTACTTCAGAAGGTAAAGTAATAATTAATAATACAATTACTTATTACGATCCTTTGGCTCAGACATTTGATATACAAGATCCAAATGGAATTATCCCAACATCTGTAGATATTTATTTTTACACCAAAGATACTAATCTACCAGTAACTTTAGAAATTAGAGAAGTTTCATTTGGAAATCCAGGAGGTCCTGATAAAGTAATTCCAGGTCTCAGAAAAGTTCTATCATCTTCAGAAGTTAATGTAAGTGATGATGCTAGTGTAAAAACAACATTTACATTTGATACTTTAACCAGACTTGATGGGGGAAATGAATACGCATTAGTTTTAATTTCAGATTCAAATGAATATCAAGTTTGGATATCTGAAGTTGGATCTGAAGATATTTCCACAAAGAATTCTCCAATTTTAAATAAAGTATTCATTAATAAGCAACCATCTTTAGGAACATTATTCAAATCCCAAAATGGCACAACTTGGATTTCAAGTCCATTGGAAGATTTAAAATTTACTTTAAATAAAGCTAAATTCTCTTCAACATCAGGAACAGTAAAATTATACAATGCTACTGTTGATACTAAATCTAAAGAAAATTTATTAGATAAAGATCCTATTCTGGCAATTTCAACATCAAGTTCATATCCAAATAATGGAATGCATATGTTGGTGTTTCATAAAAATCATGGAATGCATTTTCCAAATAGTAAAGTAAATATTTTAGGGGTTGAGTCTGACACATTACCAAATAAACTTACTGTATCATATGCAAATACAGAATCAGGTCCTATAAGTGTCGCAAATACTTCAATATTTGCAACCTTTGAAGGAGTTAATGTAAGTCCTTTTAATCCAGGTTATATAAAAATATCTAATGAAATTATTAAATATGAATATCTAGGATCAGGACAATTATTAAATATTACTAGAGGTTTTTATGGAACTACTGCAGAATCTCATTATGTTGGAGATTTTGTTTATAAGTATGAATTTAATAATGTTTCATTGAATAGAATTAATACTCAACATACTATTGCATCTAATCCGAAACCTGCATTAGATTCTTACTATGTACAAATTGGTGCTGGATCATCATTCTCTTCAACTAAATTTGGGGGAGGTAATTCAGTTTATGCATCAAAGAATAAACAATTCAATTCCTTGAAATTAAATGATCAATTAGTAACTAAATTTGACAAAACTCAAATATCATCTACAGTTCGAACTATCTCATCCAGAAGTGTTGATGGAACTGAAAATTCATATATTGATCAGGGATTCCAATCTATAGGAATTAATAGTGAAAACAAGTTTGTTACTCCAAGAATGGTTGCATCAAAAGTAAATGAAGTTGAATATTTAAATTCAAATGAATTTATAGGAAGTAAATCATTGATAGTTGAACTTACTTTAGAAACATCAGATTCAAATGTTTCACCTCTAGTGGATTTAACTCAAAATTCTTTAGTGGGAAGTATTTACAATATCAATCAACCAATAGGAATATCATCTTATCCTACTGACAATAGAGTAAATTCAAAATCAGAAGACCCTAATAATTTTGTATATATTTCAAATAGAATTGATATTCAACAACCAGCAAAATCTCTAAAAGTTTTCTTATCTTCATATAGAAATTCAGCATCTGATATTAGAGTACTTTACAAAACTTTTACAAATAATGTTCCAGATGATCAGCAAATTTGGCAACTATTTCCTGGGTATAATAATTTAGATGTTAATAATAAAATAATCAATCCAGCAAATAATGATGGAAGATCTGATTATAACGTAAGATCAAGTTCAAATGATGAATATTTGGATTATTCATATACAATTGACAATCTTTCAACATTTACTGGTTTTATTATAAAAATAATAGGCACAAGTACAAACCAATCATATTCTCCATTAATTAAAGATCTTAGAGTAATTGCATTCAAATGAAATATGCTAAAGTAGAAGGTTATCCAAATTTATTACGAAATTTGGATACTAATGCAATCATCAACACAGACGAAATGGCATCAAATAATTATGATCTCATAAAAAAAAGAAGAGAAGAAGAAAATTTAAAAATATCCAATATAGAAGAAGATTTAAGAGTTTTAAAATCATCTCTAGATGAAATTAAAACTTTACTTAAAAATATTAAAAATACTTTTTAAAATCTAAATAGTTAAAAAGATTAGAATAATGGCAAAACCAGCATCAAGACAAGAATTGAAAGATTATGTTTTAAGGCAACTTGGTGCTCCTGTATTAGAAATCAACGTTGCTGATGAACAACTTGATGATAGATTAGATGATGCTTTGCAATATTTCAACGAGAGACATTTTGATGGCGTTGAAAAAATGTTTCTAAAATATAAAATCACTCAAGATGATATTGATAGAGGAAGAGCAAGAGGTGGCAATAAAACTATAGGAATTGTAACTACATATGCATCATCTGGTATTGGAACTTTTGGTTGGGAAGAAACTAGCAATTATATTCAAGTTCCAGATAGTGTAATTGGCGTAGAAAGAGTATTTAAGATTGATAATAGAACAATTACTTCTAATCTTTTTAATGTAAATTATCAACTATTTTTAAATGATATTTACTGGTTTAGTTCCACTGAACTTTTAAATTATTATGTAACAAAAAGATATTTGGAGGATATTGATTGGATAGTCAATCCCCAAAGGCAAATTAGATTTAATAAGAGACAAGATAGACTATATTTGGATATGAGTTGGGATACTATGGTTGCGAATCAATATTTAATTATGGAATGTTATAGAATTCTTGATCCAACTGATTATAGTAGAGTTTATAATGACTCATTTTTAAAAATGTATTTCACCTCATTAGTTAAAAAGCAGTGGGGACAAAATTTAATTAAATTTCAGGGAGTAAAACTTCCAGGTGGAATTGAATTAAATGGAAGACAAATTTATGATGATGCAGTAAAGGAATTGGAAATGATTCGCCAGAGAATGATGAGTGAATATGAAACTGCACCATTTGATATGATCGGATAATATGTTAAATCCATTTTTCATTCAAGGAACCACTGGTGAACAATCACTAGTTCAAGATTTAATTAATGAGCAATTAAAAGCTTATGGCATAGAAGTTTATTATATGCCAAGACAAATATTTTCCACAGGGAAAATTATTAGAGATGTAATTTATTCAAAATTTCAAAATGCATTTCCCATAGAAGCATATTTGGTAAATTATGAGGGATTTGACTCAAATAGTGTTTTAATGAGCAAATTTGGAGTCAGAGTGACTGACGAAATGACCTTAATCATTTCAAAGGAAAGATTTGAAATTTATATTGGGGAATTGATGAAAACTATTCCAAATGTAAAAAATTATTTACGTCCAAATGAAGGAGATTTAATTTATATTCCACTGTCAAATAGTTTGATGGAAATAAAATATGTAGAAAATAAAAAACCATTTTATCAACTTCAAAAAACTTATGTATATGAACTTAGATGTGAAGCTTATGAACTAGAAGATGATGTAATAGAAACAGGATTATCTGATATTGATAGAGAATCTATGGCATTTGAATATACTGCAAATATAACATTATCGGGAATAGGATCTACTGCAACTGCTTACTCTGGAATAGTTTCTGGTGCTATTCAAAAGATAGATATGGTTAATGGTGGATATAAATATTCAGAAACTCCTTCAATAGTCATTTCTGCCCCCACAAGTGGCACTCAAGCTACTGCTGTTGGTGTTATGACTAGTTCAAGAACATTCACATCATCCTATAGTTTAGATCAGGTTTATTTAATTAATCCTGGTAGTGGATACACATCAACTCCAACAGTTTCATTTTTTGGAGGAAATGGATATGGTGCTAGTGTAAAAGTTTCTATATCTACTAGTGGAAGTATAGGTATAGTAACTATTTCAAATGTAGGTCAAGGATATATTTTTGCTCCAACAGTATCTTTTTCATCTCCAGTTTCTGGAGGAACTACTGCAATTGCTAAAGCAATCTTAAGTTCAGTTGGAACAATTTCGTCAATTAGAATAATAAATTCTGGATATGGATATACTCAAGCGCCAACAATTACCATAGGAGCAGGTGTTACAATTTCGCAAGGAAATTTCTTTTTGGGCGAAAAGGTAATAGGCCAAATTTCAAATGCAGTTGGTACAGTCAATAGTTGGGATGCATCCACAAGAAAACTTAAAGTTACTGGGTTTGGAACTAATTTTACTATTGGAGATGTAATAGTTGGATCTGCATCAAGTGCAACATATATTATATCAAAATATGAGTCATTTGAAACTGGATCTCCTTATGATAATTCAAACGAAATTCAAGAAGAATCTGATAAGATTATAGAATTTGATGATCTAAACCCATTTGGAGAAGTTTAAATCATTAAATAGTAATGTAGAGTGTTAAATTAAGATGTTTGGTAATTATTTTTATCATAAATCAATCACTAAAACAGTGACTGCTTTTGGTACGCTTTTTAATGATATTCAAATTAGACATTTTGATGATAATGAAAACCCAGTATCAATATTAAAAGTTCCTTTAGCATATGGACCAATTCAAAAGTTTTTAGCAAGAATTGAACAATCTCCAGATGGAAATAGAAAAATTGCATTAACTCTCCCAAGAATGTCCTTTGAAATGGTTGGTATTGATTATGATTCAACCAGAAAATCTTCAGTCACTCAAACTTTTAAATCATCAAAAGTTGTAGATGGGAAGGCAATAAACAATGTTTTTGTTCCTGTTCCTTATAATATTTCATTTGAATTAAATATTATTTCAAAACTACAAGATGATGTGTTGCAAATAATAGAACAAATACTTCCATATTTTCAACCATCATTTAATGTTACTGTAAATTTAATTCCACAAATTAATGAGAAAAGAGATATTCCAATAGTTTTAAATAGAATTGGTTTTAGAGATGAATATGAAAATGATTTCAGTACTAGAAGAATTATTAACTATACATTAAATTTTACAGCAAAAACTTACATATATAATGAAATCCCTGAAGATGGGCAAGGTCTTATTAAAAAAGTTCAAGTTGATTATTCTACTGATTCTATCTTAAATTCCAAGAGAGAAGTTAGATATACAGCAACTCCAAAGGCATTGAAGGATTATAATAACGATAATGTTATCAATTCTGTAGATGATCCATTAATCCCTTATGGGGATGATTTTGGATTTAATGATGAAATAGTTGAATTCCAAGACTTTAAAACATATAGTTCATCTCAAGGAATTGATGTAAATGTGTAAATATGGAAAAAAAGTATAATGCTATAGAAAAAACTCTGGATATAGAGACTAAAATAGTCTCTGCAGATCCAGTTGAGATTGATCCTATCAAAGTTCCAGATGATCCTCAAAAAGATTATGAATATACTAGAACAAATCTTTATTCATTAATAGAAAAGGGACAAAAGGCAATAGATGGAATTTTAGAATTAGCAGATGAGTCAGAACATCCAAGAGCATTTGAAGTAGCAGGGCAACTCATAAAATCAGTAGGAGATGTAACAGATAAATTATTAGATCTTCAAAAGAAAATGAAGGATTTAGATGCTCCTACTAAAAAAGGACCTACCACAGTTAATAATGCACTATTTGTTGGATCTACAGCAGAACTTTCAAAATTTTTAAAACAGGGAGTTCTAAATAATATAGAAGAAAAATTATAAAGTTTTGGAAAATCTCAAATCTCATAAATCTGTAGAACAAATTGCAAGAAAACATCGCTTAGATGTTTCATTTATAAAACATCAACTTGAGATGGGAGAACCAATTGAGCACGAGCATACTAAAGATCATAAACTTGCTATGGACATTGCTCTTCAACATTTGGACGAAATTCCTGATTACTATACAAGACTTAAAAAAATGGAAGCATCTGCAAAAAAAGAACACCAAAAATTTAAAGATGTTACTGAAGGAAAGGGTCTTTGGGCAAATATTAATGCTCGTAGAAAAGCAGGAAAACCTCCAAAAAAACCAGGAGAGAAAGGATATCCAAAAACTTTAGATATTGAAGAAGGTTTAAAGCAAGCACGTAAAAATGTTGGTGCTAGTAAGTGTTGGCCAGGTAAAGTTGCTACAAAGACAAAAATCAAGGATGGAATAGAAGTTCCAGACTGTCGTTCTATTAAAGAAGAAACTGGAATGGTAAGATATTGCCCAAAATGTCAGAAAGATGAAACTCGATCCGAATGCAAATATGGTCCTAAGTTCTGGGCATTGTTTTCAACACCATCTGTATTGACCACAAATCAAATGAAGTATGATATTGCTCAAGTTCATCCTGCAAATGAAGGATATGATCATGAGTATTCTATGGCTCGTTCAGAACTTTCAACTATTATTTCTGCAGTAAAAAGATTACAGAAAAAAATTAATAAAGGTGAAGGTAATATTGAAGCATGGGTTCAGTCGAAGATTACAAAAGCGGCAGATTATATTGATACTGCAGCAGATTATGTTGATAGTGGTGAAATGAAAGCAGAAAGTATCGAATCTGGTCCAATTTTACCAAAAGAAAAAGGTAAGAGAGTTTTTCCAAAAGAAAGTGAACCAAGGGCAACGGGTGTTAAACTTCCAAAAATTAACAAAGAATCAGTTTCTATTGAAGATGCTAAAGGAAATCATTATGCAGAATTTATTGACATAATTAAACCAGAACCATTAAAACATTCAAAGGGAATTGGTAGTTATATGCTTGGGGAAAAATGTTGGGATGGTTATAAACAAAAAGGTATGAAGAAAAAAGGTAAGAAAATGGTTCCAAACTGCGTACCCGAACAAAAAACTTTTGAATCTTTTATGATTGAATCATCTGCTGCTTGGCAAAGAAAAGAGGGAAAAAATCCTGAGGGTGGTTTAAATAAAAAGGGGATTGCTTCTTATCGTAGAGAGCATCCAGGTTCTCATCTTTCACTTGCTGTTACAACAAAACCTTCAGAATTAAAACCTGGATCAAAGTCAGCAAATCGTAGAAAATCATTCTGTGCCCGTATGGGTGGAATGCCTGGTCCTATGAAAGATGAAAAAGGAAGACCAACAAGAAAAGCATTATCTCTGAGAAAGTGGAATTGTTAGTATGGATGAACTGTCAGAACTTTTTAAATTAGTAGCACAAGAAAAGAAACAAAAAAAGGAAGAATTTGAATCTTTAGTCGGTGACTTGGGATTAGATTCTGTTTTTGAAGAGGTTTCTATTCTTAAAACAAAGAGTAAAATAAAAAATAAAAAAGGACATAAAGCACTCAAAGTATTTGAGGACTTCTTATCTTCCAATGAAATAGAACCAATTAATGAAGAAGAAATTGAAGAAATTTTTGAAGTAGTAGAAGAACTTCAAGAAGAACTTGAAAAACCAAAACAACCAACTTTAATTGAAAGGTCATTAGGACTTCTTGCCGAACCATCAAATATTAAGCAAAAGAATGACCCATTAACTCCTCTGGATCAGAAATTTGTAACACTTGATGATTTAAATAAACATTATACTTTATTTTTAAATCGAATTCAACAACAACTCTCTACATTAGGTGGTGGTGGAGAGACTCGTTTTAGATATTTGGATGATGTTGTAGGTATCAAAACAAATTCAAATTTTTATAATGGAGGTGTATTGGTTTGGAATTCATCCACAAATAGTGCAGAGTTTGTTGATCCAAATGATGTTGGTGGAACAACGATTGTTAATATTTCCGGTATTACCACTTACTATCAGGTATCAAATGCTGATGATTATATTGGTGTAAATGCAAATGTTCCAGTAACAA